GTGGTAATCGTAATTAACGTATATCACCATATCTTATAAAACTGAATAAAGGATATTCATTATGGCAAATAAAGATGCACCTTTCGGGTTTCGTTCAGTAGGCAAAAAAGGCGGTGCGCCACATAATAATGGCACTACCGAATATGAAATTGCTTCTGGCGCGACTGGAAATATCTTTTCGGGCGATCCAGTAAAGATGTTGAACACAGGTACTGTTTTAGTAGCTGGTGCTGCAACAACTTTGTTGGGAATATTCAGAGGATGCAAGTTCACAAATAGTTCTGGTGAGGTAGTTTTCTCATCTTACTATCCAACTGCAACTGTATCTTCTGATATTGTAGCATTTGTTGAAGATGACCCTGATACTCTGTTTGAAGTACAATGTACTGGTTCTTTGGCTCAGACTGCTGTAGGTAACAACGTAGAGTTGGCTTACACGGCTGGTTCAACTAAAACTGGTATGTCTGCTGCTGAAATTAGTTCCACTACAGCAGCTACTACTGCTCAGTTTAGAATCGTAGGATTCTCAACTGATCCAGACAACAGCACTACAGGTTCAGCTAACGTAAATGCAATCGTATACATCAATGAGCATTTCTACACCACGGTAACAGGAGTATAAATAATGGCTATTAATCGTTCACAATTAGCAAAAGAACTAGAGCCTGGTTTAAACGCCCTGTTTGGGTTGGAATATGCCAGATACGAAGCAGAACATGCTGAGATATTTGATACTGAATCATCAGACAGAGCGTTTGAAGAAGAAGTATTGATATCAGGTTTCGGTAATGCAGAGGTAAAAGCTGAAGGATCAGGCGTTAGATTTGATAACGCTTCTGAAGGCTACACTTCACGTTACACACACGAAACTGTAGCACTTGCTTTTGCTCTAACAGAAGAGGCAGTAGAGGATAATCTATATGACCGTTTAGGAGCTAGATACACTAAAGCTCTTGCGCGTTCTATGGCTAACACTAAGCAAATCAAAGCAGCGGCAGTATTGAACAATGCGTTCTCTACAGCAGGTGGTGACGGAAAAGTATTGATTGCAACTGATCACCCTTTAAGTGGTGGTGGTTCACTTGCTAACCGCGCAACTACTATGGCTGACTTGAATGAAACATCACTTGAAGATGCACTAATTAACATTAGTACATTTACAGATGATCGTGGACTCAATATTGCTTTAAGAGGAATGAAACTAATCGTTCCACCTCAACTGCAATTTGTCGCTGACAGACTCTTACAATCTCCAGGGAGAGTAGGAACTTCAGACAACGACGTAAACGCAATAAGAAACACAGGTATGATTCCTGACGGTTATGTAGTAAATCACTACTTAACTGATACAGATGCTTTCTTCATCAAGACTGATTGTCCTGATGGCTTCAAGCATTTTGAAAGATCACCAATGTCAACAGCGTTGGAAGGTGACTTTGATACAGGTAACATGCGCTACAAAGCTAGAGAAAGATACTCTTTCGGGTACTCTAACTTTAGAGCAGTTTACGGTTCTCAAGGAGCTTAATCGAACCAACAGTAGGGTTTATCACTCAACTACTGACTAAGGGAGCTATATGCTCCCTTTTTTAATGTCTTTATAAAGGTTTATTTTTTTTCAGATACAGAGTAAGATGATATTGTGTTTAATTAGCTTAATGAGGGCCGTTTCGGTTTCCATTAATACAAAATAAAGGAGTTCATAATGGCTAATCCACATTTTCAAAACCAAATACTTTGGGCAGGTAATACTGTCGCAAGTGAACATAAAAAAAACCTACCGATGTTTCAACCGTATCCATCGGATCAAACATACTACGGTTACTTCAATGACTTTATGACTTACGCATCTGGTGATTTCACAATCACAACTACAGAAGCAGGTACAGGATCAGCAACAGAGGCACTTACTTCTGGCGCAGGTGGTCAATTACTTCTTACAAATGCAGCAGGTGATAATGATTTGGACTTTCTACAATTAAAAGGCGAAAGTTTTAAACTCAGTTCAAGCAAAAGAGCATACTTTTCTGCGAGATTCAAAGTATCAGACGCTACAGAATCTGACTTTGTTATGGGTTTACAAATAACTGATACAACACCATTGGCTGTAAGTGATGGCGTATACTTTATGAAAGATGATGGCGATACTAATCTTGATTTTCATATAGAAAAAGATGGATCAGATACTACAACTGCAGCGATACATACAATGGAAGATGACACATTTGTTACTGTAGCTTGGTTTATAGATACTGACACATCAAAAGTATATTACTCAGTAAACAACGCAAAACCTGTACCTATTGCTAACACTAACTTACCAGATGACGAAGAATTAACTATATCTTTTGGTATTCAAAACGGTGCAGCAGCAGCCAAAACTATGACTATCGATTACATTAATGCAATGATTGAAAGATAGGAGAAGACGATGGCGAGTAGACTAACTGGTTCAGACATTTCTGCGGTATTTATTACCGCAGATGCAAACGCTGCAGATAACGTCTCTGTTTCCGCAGCAGAACGAGCAGATACTGATTTTACAATCGGTGGAACAGACACTTCTGGTGGTGTAGCTACATTTACAGCAGCGAGAATAATAACTTGCACTACAGCAGGTACTGGAGATAACGGCAAAACTGTTACTATTACTGGTACTGATGTAAATGGTGATGCACAAACAGAGGTAATTACGTTACCAGGTTCAGCTACTACAACATCTGGAACTAAATACTTTAGGACTGTCACGGCAGCAGCAGCATCGGCACAACCAGCAGCAAATGTCTCAATAGGACATGCTGCAGGTGCAGCAGATGTTGTTTTTGCAGGAAGAGGCAGGTTACAGGGTGTTAACGTAGTATGTTCAGGAACTGCAGGAAATTTAGATTTTTTGACTACATCTCCTACAGGCACAAGTAATTTTAAACTTGCAACTGTAGCTGGAGCGACTGTAACTAGAGATATAACGATACCTGATGCAGGTGTTTTATTTACTGATGGTATTTATATTCAATATACAGTAGCTACATTTTCCAATGTAACTGTATTCCATGCTTAAAAATGGCTAGAAAAAAAACCAAACCAATAAGAAGAACTGTTGGTAAAGGTGGTAATTACCGCCCCACGAAAAGTGGGGCTGGTATGACCAAAAAAGGTGTAAAAGCCTATCGTAAGAAAAACCCTGGATCTAAACTAAAGACTGCTGTAACAGGGAAAGTTAAGAAAGGAAGTAAAGCAGCAAAACGCAGAAAATCTTACTGCGCTAGATCACTTGGACAGCTAAAACGCAGTTCAGCAAAAACAAGAAATAACCCAAATTCAAGGATTAGACAAGCAAGAAGAAGGTGGAAATGTTAAATGGCTAAAAAAGCAAAAAGTGGCGGTAAAATTTGTCCAAAAGGTAAAGCCTGGGCGCAAAGAACTTTTGATACATATCCCAGCGCATATGCGAATATGGCAGCATCTAAATATTGTAAAGATCCAAACTACGCGAAAGGTGCTAAAGGAAAGAAAAGAACAAAGAAAGCGAACGGTGGATTGGTCTTCAAAGTGCGTGGACAAGGTAGGGTAATGAAAGAGAGGCTCAGATAATGGGTCAACTCAAACAATGGAGAGAACAAAATTGGGTTAGAATTGGAACTGATGGTTCGATAAAAGGGCCGTGTGGAACAAGTGAAGATAAAAAAAACCCAGATAGATGTTTACCTAGAAGTAAAGCTGACAGTTTATCAAAAAAGCAAAGGGCAACGACTGCAAGAAAAAAGAAAGAAGAAGGTAAAAAAGGTAAAACAGTTGTAGCAAATACGAAAGCTGCTAAAGTAAATGTGAATATGGGCGGTGAAATGAGAAAACAGAACCGAGTCAAAATGAAAAACGGTGGATTCATCGCAAAAGGCTGTGGTAAGGTAATGAACAACAGACGTAAAGTAACAACAATATCCTAGGAAAAACAATGGCTAAGAAAAAATCCAAAATGGAATCAAAAATAGCTGCTAGAGAAGCTGCAAAAGTAAGACCTGAAGAAAAAACGGCAGATGATAGAATTTACTACAATATGCCTGCTAAGAAAAAAGTAGCTAAGAAGAAAGCTAAGAAAAAGAGTAAATAACAATGGCTTTGTCAGGAAGCACCAATTTCGAGCCTAATGTAACTGAGTTCGTCGAAGAAGCCTATGAAAGATGTGGGCTTGAACTTAGAACTGGTTATGATCTTAAAACAGCAAAAAGATCAATAAACATCATGTTAGCTGAATGGGCTAATAGAGGTCTAAATCAATGGACTATTGAACAAGACACTCAAACAGTAACAGAAGGCACAGCTTCATATAATCTCAATACAAACGTAATTGATATATTAGATATGGTCGTACGCAGAACTACAAACAGCGTAGATAATGATATCAATATTACTAGAATAAGCAGATCAGAATATATAAACATACCTACAAAGAGTCAAAAAGGCAGACCTACACAATTTTTCTTAGACAAACTTACTACACCAGCGATAAAAGTATGGCCTACTCCAGAAAATTCTACTGATATTTTAGTATTTAATAAGCTGGTAAGGATGGATGACGCTGATACGGCAAGAGATACAATGGATATGCCATTCAGATTTTATCCATGTTTTACAGCAGGTTTAGCGTATTACCTATCTGTCAAACGTGCGCCAGACAAAACTCAAATGCTAAAACAAATGTATGAAGAAGAGTTTAGAAGAGCAGCAGACCAGGACGAAGATCGTGCATCTTTTAGAATAAAACCATCTATGAGAAGTAGTTACTGATGGGATTTGCAGTAGGTAAATTTGCAAAAGGTTTATGTGATAGATGTGGTTTTGAATATCAATTACATGATCTAAGAGAAGAATGGAATAACTTAAAAGTTTGTGACGAATGTTATGAGCCAAAAGCTCCTCAAATAGATCCTGTAGCAAAACCATCTGATAATGAAGCATTATATAAAGCTAGACCAAATAATGATGTAGAGGCTGGCGAAGGATTTATTGTAGTCAGCGACGCAAATGTATTTAACAGTACAAGTAACAATTTTTTATCAATGAATCCATCAATTTTAGGAAGTAACTTTTCTTTGTCTGAAATGACATCAGCATTAGGAACAGTTACAATTACTACATGACATATTCAGAATTAACAACACTAATTAAAAATTTTACTAATAATAGTGAAACTACTTTTGATAATACAATTGCAGATTTTGTAAAAAACACAGAAGATCGTATATTTAATTTAGTACAATCTGATTTTTTTAGAAAGAATCAAATAGGAAGTTTTTCTACAGGAAACAGATTTTTGACTTGTCCTAATGATTTTATTTTAAGTTTTTCACTTGCGGTAATTGATGGTTCAAGTGATTATCATTTTTTAGAAAAGAAGCACTCCAGCTTTATGCAGGAATATGTACCTGATATAGCTGACACCAGTCTAAGAGGACTGCCTTTGTACTACGCAGATTTTGACAAAGAATACAGCACATCATCAAGTAGCGGTACATCTATTGTCGTTGCGCCTGTTCCCGACTCAAATTATTCAGTTGAGTTGCATTACTTATACAAACCGACAAGTTTGGTGTCAAATACAAGTGGCACTTGGCTTTCGCAAAACGCTAGAGAAGCAATGTTGTATGGTTCATTAGTTGAGGCTTATACTTTTATGAAGGGTGAACAAGGTTTACTCGATACTTACGAGAAAAGATTTTTACAAAGCATAGATAGATTAAAGAATAGAGCAGAATCCAGAGGAAGACGCGATGAATATCGTTATGACTCGTTACGCTCACAAGTAAGTTAAAAATAAAAGGAGAAAGTATGAAGCCTATCAAGAAACTTGAAGGCAAGACTGTAGCTATTGTCGGCATGGGCAAAAGTTGGTTTGACTATAATCTTGCAAAATCCCACGGAGTACACTTTGACGAAGTATGGGCAATAAATGCCGTTGCTGATGTCATATTTCACGACAGAATATTTATGTTAGACCCTGCAAGTCGTTTTTTCGATAGTGACGATGCAGGCGGTCAGACTGATTCTATGATAAAAATATTAAAAAACCATGAAGGGCCAATATATACTTGCGAGCTAGACGATAGAGCAAAAGGTCTTGTTTTATACCCAGTAGAACAAATAGTCAGAGATTTGAACTGTTACTATCTAAACAATACAGTAGCTTATGCAATAGCTTTTGCATTATGGAATAAAGTAGGTTGTATCAAATTATTTGGTGTAGATTTTACATACAAAGGTAATTTGTATTTTGCAGAGGCAGGTAGAGGATGTGTAGAGTATTGGTTAGCTAAATGCCAAGCGCAAGGTGTGCGCGTAGAAGTTGCAAATACTTCAACATTATTAGATACATCCATACCAGTTGAAGAGAAATTGTATGGATATCATAGGCTGGATGACCCAAAAATTATTGTGCATGACAAAGAAGGTAAGTTATGTGTATTCAGTCAAAGTCAAATTGATAAAAAAGAAAAAGAAAAAAAAGTCATGTATATGGATAGATATGACAGTCATTTGAAGCAATCAAACGCAGGAGATCCAAAAAAATGGTAGATGAAATAACACCAGCAGGTATGCCTGCTTTAGGGATTATAGAAGCTAAAACAAGCAACTATGGTGGACATCCACCTGAATTTTGGGCTGAGAGAATTACAGAAAAATTAGTGCATATATCCGAAGATCAAGAACCTTATATAAGACAACAAGCAGAAGCCTATCAAGAGGTAATTAGACAACTTTGTTTAATTTATATAAAAAATGCTATAAAATCATATAAAGCTACTTTGATACAAGAGCTAATGACGGCAGGAGAGGAGAAGGTAGCTGAAATAATCAAGAGGATATAGATATGGCTATAACTAGCACACTAACGACCAGCTTTAAGAAAGAGCTTCTTACTGCGACTCACAACTTTGCAACAAACGGAAATGCTTTTAAACTAGCGTTGTTTACCAGTTCTGCTACGATGGGCGCAACTACGACTGCCTACTCGACTTCTCAAGAAGTAAGTGGTACTAACTACACAGCAGGAGGCGCAGCATTAACAAAAGTTGCTCCTACATCTGGCGGTACAACAGGATTTACAGATTTCGCTGATTTAACATTTGGTACAGCGACAGTAACAGCTAGAGGATGTTTGATTTATAATGATACAAATTCTGATAAATCAGTTGCTACTATTGATTTTGGCGGTGATAAAACATCTACAGCAGGAGACTTTACAATAGTATTCCCAGCCGCTGCAGCATCAACAGCTATTATACGAATAGCTTAGTAAAAAAATGACAGCGATCACAGGTTGGGGTCGAGGTACCTGGGGTTCTGATACTTGGGGAGAACCAAATCCTGTTACCCTTACTGCGCCTAGCGCAGCTACCTCTGCATTAGGTACTGTAACTCTCAGGTGCGATAACAATATAGCTGTTTCAGGTCAAACAAGTACTGGAGCAGTAGGTACACCTAGTTTTGATTGTGAAGCTAATATTTCCGTTTCTGGTATTGCAGCTACAAGTGCTTTAGGTACTCCTGTTGTAGACGCAGAAGCAAATATAACTTTATCTACTCAAGTTGCTACAAGTGCGTTAGGAACTCCTAGTGTAGATGCGGAAGCTAATGTAATACCTACAGGACAATCTGCAACAGGTGCTATATCTGGAGTGGGGGTGAATGGCCAAGCGGTTGCTGTTTTACCAAGTGCAGTTGGAACATTAGGATCAGTAAGTGTTGATGTAGATGGAGAAGCGAATGTAGCTGTTAGTGGTGTTGCAGCTACGAGCGCAATTGGTTCTGTTACAGTAAATCATAATGAAAAATTTACCATAAATGGAGTATCTGCAAACGGACAAATAGGTTCTGTTACTACAAATTCACAAGCGAATGTAAGCGTTTCTTTATCCGAAGCGACTGGTGAGGTTGGATTTATTGCTGTTTGGGGTATGATAGATGAATCACAAACACCAAGATGGGATTCTATTAGCAGTACACAAACGCCTGGATGGACAGATATAACAGAAACACAAGAAGCTGATTGGGAAGAAGTTGCTTAAATATGTTATAAAAAGGTAATATATCCAAAACGAGGATAAAATAAAATGGCAAGTACATATGTAAATGATTTAAGACTCAACGAAATGGCAACAGGAGATGCGTCAGGAACGTGGGGTACAACAACAAATACCAACTTAGAGCTTATTGCTGAAGCATTTAGTTTTGGCACTGAAGCAATTACTACTAACGCAGATACACATACATCGACTATTGCAGATGGTGCAACAGATCCAGTAAGAAGCATGTATGTTAAATATACAGGTACATTAGACTCTACTTGTACTATTACTATAGCCCCAAATACAGTATCAAAAGTTTGGATGATTGAAAACGCTACAAGTGGCTCACAAGATATAGCTATATCTCAAGGCTCTGGAGCAAATGTGACTATACCTAATGGTGAAGTCAAAGTTGTCTATTCAGATGGTGCTGGCTCAGGGGCTGCTGTTGTTGATGCTTTTGTTGATTTAAATGTAGGCGATAGCTTAAAAATATCAGGAACAACTCCAACACTTACAATAGGTGATGCAGGTGCAGAAGATTCTAAAATTGTTTTTGATGGCAATGCACAAGACTTTTATATCGGTCTTGATGATTCTGCCGATGATCTGGTAATAGGTAAAGGTTCAGCAGTAGGAACTACACCAGCAATCAGTATTGATGAAAATTTAGATACGAGTTTTGGTGGTGATGTATTAGTGCATAGAAGTGCTGCTGATGTTCGTCTTGTTTTAGGCAGTAATGGTAATGCCAGTAATTCAAATAATGACACAAATCACATTAGAGCAGATGGAGATGATTTAAAATTAAATACTTGCGCTGATGGTCAATATATATTTGAAGTAAATGGCTCTGAACATCTTCGTATTACTACCTCAGGTGATATAAAAAATACAGGTGGAACAGCAACAACACACACAATATTTGCAGACTCAGGAAGCTCAGAAGGAAGTGCAAATATTACATTTAACACAGATGGTGCATCAACAGACCAATCAGTAGCTAATATAAAAATGCAACAAGGGTCAGGTGATGGTGCGGCGCGTAAAGGTGAGATGATTTTTCAAGTATCAGATAATGGTGCGCCAGCTACAGCTATGACTATTGCTAATAATGGAAACGTGGGGTTAGGAACATCTTCCCCAGCAGTAAAACTTCACGTTGCTGGGGGAATAAGATTTTCTGGTACTGGAACAGATGCTAATAGATATAATGTTTATTGGAACTCATCAACAGGAGATTTAATTGTTGTATCTTCTGATGCAAGACTCAAGAAAGATTTTGACTATGATATTGCTGGTATTGAAACTGTAAATAAACTTAAACCTGTTAGATATACATGGAAAGACAGTAATAAAAGACAACTTGGATTTACAGCACAAGAAAGTATTGAAGCAGATGAACATTTAGCTTGGAATGATACTGAAAATGACCAATGGGGGTTAGATGGTTGGGAAGGATATTCGGCAGTATTAACTAAAGCAATCCAAGAACTAAGTGCTAAGAACGATGCACTTGAAGCAAGAATAAAAACATTAGAGGACGCATAGAATGGCAATAGCATACATATGGGATGTTTCTACAGTAGATACTTACCCAACAAAAGACAGTAAGGCAGACGTAATTCATAACGTACATTGGAGACTAACAGGTACGGACGATACTAACAAAGACTCAGAAGGGGCCTACCAAACTGCTACAACTTATGGAGCGCAAGGTTTAGATACTTCTGATCTATCGAGCTTTAAAGCCTTTGCAAGCGTTGCAAAAGCTGACGTACAAGGTTGGGTAGAAACAGCGTTAGGTTCAGATAAAGTTACAGAATTAAAAGCAAGTATAGATGCGCAGATAGCTGCAAAAGTAACACCGACATCAGTACAGAAAACAATAGGTTCCTAGGAAAATAATTAAATGACAAATGCAAAAGAAAATGTAGTTTTTATAAACGAAAAAGAACTAAAAGAATCTGATATGACAGATGAGCAAAAGTATTTTACTCGTCAAATTCAAGATTTAGGAAATAAAAAATCCAGATTACAGTTTGAGTTAGATCAAATTAATGCAAGTTTACAGGTTTTTCAAAATTCTTTAATAGAATCAACAAAAGAAAAAGCTGAAGAAGTTTTAGTTAATGAGTAAATCTCCAGAAGCGTTTTCAAAAATAGAAGCACATGAAAGAGAGTGTGCAATCAGATACCAATACATTGAAAAAAGACTAGATGAAGGTTCTGCTAAATTTAAGAAACTAGAAAATATGATATGGGCCGTTTATCCGTTTATATTAGGTTCTGTAGTTTTTTCAAAATTTTTAAACTAAGAGGTATTTAACATGAAATGGTGGACAGTTATAAAAAACTTTTTTTCAAAAAAAGAGACTGCAAGTAAGACACATAACAATGGCGATTACGAAAAGGTTAGAGCAAGAACATCAAAAGGAAGATTTGTTGCTGATGATCCTAATACGCCAGAAAACGAAGCATACACATTGAAGAAGAAAAAGAAGAAAACTAAGAGAGGCTAAAATGCAAAGAAAACGCGCAAAATATGGAATGAGTCAGCAAAAATCAAAAGGTGGTAGTGCAAGAAAGAAGATGATGGGCGGTGGCGCAGCTAAGAAGTCTAAGTATGGATCAGCTAAAAAAATGTCAAAAGGCGGTGCTGCAAGAAAAATGTCGAAAAGTGGGTCGGCTCGTAAGATGTCAAAAGGTGGCATGATGAGGAAGGTAACTAAAAAAGTGAGGTAGTTTTGTCTTACCTAATAAGTAACATCCCACATTTTAAATGTTGGGTGCGTCGTGAATTTACTCATAATCACGAAAAATATCACAATGAGTACATACACGCTCTTGCAATAGCAGTAAATACAATACCTGATAGATCGCTTAGTTTTCAGGTAGTTTTTACTGGTTGTGAATCAGAGTGCGAAGATAACGATGAAGGCAATATACATGGTGGTGCTATGTGGGCGAGGATGCCTATACAAGCATTAGTAGCAGATATACCAACAGAAGATTTTCCTATACCAATGGAAGACCATTTGGCTCAACCTTGGGATTGCGAATCTAGAAATCATTCTGTTGTTGTAATGGATCGAGTAAGTTCTAGTCCCTGGCTTTGCAAAATAGATGGTGACTTCTATACAGGTAGGTATATGTTTACTGTTGATTATACAGATTCAGATATTGCTGATGATCCTGCGCAACACAAACAATCACATGTATTATATATAACAGAAGATTGTCAATGGAAAGGAAACTTTGTAGCTTTACCTAATAATAGAGTAAGAGCAACTAGTCCTGCTTTATGGGTTACAGGTGAAGGCGCACCAGATTTCAGACCTTCACAATACACACACTCAGCAGAAGGCCATCAAAGTTATCTTGACCCTGGGATTACATTTGATAATCTATACGAAGATTAGAGGTAAAAAAAATGCCACATTATACAAAAGACTTGAATGAAGTAATTAAAGCTTTAAAAAAAGCCAGTAAATTAAATGCTGCGCAAGCAAAAAAACTAGAAAAGATTAACAAAGATCAAAAAACTAGATATAAAAAGAAAAAAGTCACACGCAAGAAAAAATGATGGAAAAAGACTTAAAAGAAGCCAACACCGTAATAGATAAAGAAGAATCTGTTATTAAGAAAAAGGTTGAAGTAGAACTAGAAGTCACGCCAAACAATATTGGCATCAATCCTTATCAAAAGTGGATTCACTTGGCTAGAACTGTTGACGCTTGGAGAATATTTCCAAGAGTTTTTGTTGGTGTTTATATAGTTTTACTATACAAAGTAATCACTTGGTTTATGACAATACCAGAGCCTAATTTAGAGCAAGCTGGTTTAGTATCTGTCGTAACAGGAGCGATGGCAGCAGTTTTTGGCATATACGCAGGTACATCTGGACAAAGTAAGACTTTCAAAGGCGAGGAGTGATGGAAGCATTTGACCTAATTGCTGAATTAGGTCTGCCAATTGCAAGTGGACTTATAATGGCTTACTTTATATTTCTTGTAATGAAACAGCTAATGGATGGTCTTGTAGGAGAAATTAATACAGTCCAAGCCATATCTAAAATGCTTATCACCAGAGCAGCAACTATGAATAACGATATGATACGTATAGATACTAGCGTATCGGCTGCTTTAAATTTATCGCCCGATCTTGATAGAATAGCTAGAGCAGAGAATTTTGTTGAGGACGGAAAGATAGATGCAAGACGAGATTAGCTTACCACCGATAGGCGACGCAGAAGCAGTTGTAGATGGTCTATTTGGTTTGATATACCTATATCCTTCTGATTATTTAATTGTATTCGGTTCTTTGACCTTATTCGCAATATATGGCCTATCTATATATGCAGGTATCAAATACATACAAAAGAAGTTTAAGTAATGGATATAGTAAAAATAGTATCAGAATTTGGTTTTCCTATCGTTATGGTAGCTGGTCTTGGGTATTTTGTTTACTTTGTATGGCAAACAATTACCAATAAAATAGATCCTGCTGTTCAAGAAATGAAAGTCACCATCATCAGGCTTACCGATCAATTACGCTTGTTAGACCAAGATATGATACGATTACAGCAAAAGGTAAATACAGTTTTAGAATTGAAGGAAGAAAATAAACTGAAGGATAATAATGAAAAGTAGTACAACATTTACATTAATTATGTATTGGTATGTAACAATTTTGTTATTAATACTGAATTTAGAAATACACGCAGATACTTTATCTTTTAAATTCAAAAGTCCGAGCTTTTCAGGTCTTAACACTTCTTCACATTACTTAACAATTGACTCGCAAGAAGCTAGTAGAAGACAAGCGGTCAAAGATGAAATAGAAGCATACAAGGATGAATTAGCCAGAGATGCTTCTAATACCACGTTAGCCAGGTTCATACGTAACTTGGAATCACGCATATATGCGCAATTATCAAGACAAATGGTAGAAAGTTTGTTTGGTGAGGATAAAAAAGAATCAGGGTCATTAACATTAGAAGGTAACAAAATTGAGTACGAAGTAATTGAAAATGAAACTATCACACTTACTATTACTGATGAATCGGGTGGGACGACTACTATTACTGTTCCTATTGGTGATTTTACTTTCTAGTTGCGCATCTAAAAACCTTTTAGAAGGTAATGGAATACCCTATATTGTAATTAAAAAGTCATCAATACTTGATTTACAATCTGAAGAACTTAAAAATTTACCTGGTGCAAAAAGAAAACCTGTAATTGCAATCTACCCTAATAGTTTTATGGATCATACAGGTCAACGCAAAAGTAATGGCCAGTTCGCTCTCTTCAGCACCGCTATAACTCAAGCACCCGAAGCATACTTGATACGCGCACTTAAACACGCAGCTAACGGACAATTTTTCAGAGTTACTGAACGTGTAGGTCTTGATTCATTAACAAAAGAACGCCAAATAATAAGAAGTACACGCGAATCTTTTGAGGAAGAAACTGAAGTAAAACCATTGTTATTCGCTGGACTTTTGATTCAAGGTGGTGTATTGAGTTATGATACAAGTACGAAAAGTGGTGGAAGTGGAGCTAGATGGCTCGGAATAGGCTCTTCTAAGCAGTATGTAGAAAACTTGATAACCATAAGTCTTAGGTTAGTTTCGGTGTCTACAGGAGAAATACTGGTTGAAGTTCTTGTTTCTAAGACGATACTTTCGGTCAGTTTATCGCAAGACATATTCAGATTTTTTGATGAAGGGACTCAATTAGTGGAAGTAGAGGGTGGAGTTACAGAAACTGAAAGCTCATCTATAGCCCTACAAAAAAGCATCGAAGAAGGTGTTTTACAAATAATTAAAATAGGTATTGAAAGAGGGTATTGGCAATATGAATTACAACAATAAAATACTATATGGTTCTGTCATGCTTGTATTCTTGTTTGCGTACAGTCTGGCAAAATCCGACGACAATGAGATATATGTGAATCAGGTAGGTGCGACGGCTAACATTGATTTGGAGCAACTAGGTTCTGGGAACATCATAGGTGGATTGAACTCTACACATGGATCTATGACTGAGTTTGATCTTGATGGTACTACAATGACATTAGACGTGAACCAGATAGGCAACAATAACTTAATGCGTGGCGATATTAACGCAGATAGCCTCACAGGTATATTTGATTTTGATGGTGATACAAACTCGTACACTATTCAAGTTGATCCTACTAATACTTACTCAGCAGATAATGCAAATGTAAACGTAGACGTAGACGGCAGTACGAATACCATGACACTAGACTTAGCTACAAATTCTTTAGCAGGTGGGGCAGATATAGACACGATAGTCCAAGGTTCAAGCAATACTGTCCATATTGATTTAGATGTAGACTCAGGTACAAGTTATATCGACTTGGATGGTGACTCGAATACCGTTGACCATAATGCGGACGGTTACGCTGGCGTTTACTTCAAACTAGAACATGATGGATCAACAAGGAGTTTTGACATTGACCAACAATCTACGCAAGACAATGATTGGCTTAGGGTCGTTAGTTCTGGTTCTGGCGGAAGCGTATGTATTAACCAATCAGACCAGGCTACTAGCACAAGCTGTTGATATAGGAAGTATTACAGAACTAAAAGGTAATACCAGAGTCGTAAGAGACAAGCCATACGAAAGTGTGATTGACTTCTCACTAAACGCTATGGATCGCCTAGAAACCAGTAATGGCAGAATGGGCGTTATGTTTCGTGACGATACTACAATTAGACTTACAGAGCATTCTAATGTCGTAATTGATAAGTTTGTATTCGATCCCAACCCCAGTAAGTCAAGTATGGCTCTTAATTTTGTTAGAGGAACAGGCCGTTTTATATCCAGTAAAAAACCACGCATACCAAAAGAAAATATCTCAATAAAGACAAACTCAGCCACTATAGGTATAAGAGGAACTGATTTTACGATCACAGTAAAAGAGGATGATTCCAGCCTTATTATACTTTTACCTGATGAAAATGGAGACAGTTCTGGTGAGATAGTTGTTACAACGGCTTTTGGAAGTGTGGTTCTAAATAAACCATACCAAGCTACAACTGTTTATAACTTAGAAACACCACCTACTAATCCAGTAATACTTGATCTTACTTTGGATATGATTGATAACTACTTGATAGTAAACCCACCAAAAGAACGCGAACTTAATACAGATGACTCTAGGACTGCTAACAACGATACAATACTTGATGTTGATTTTTTAAAGTTTGATGAACTCGATACAGATGAATTAGAACAAGATGACCTAGAATACACAGAGCTTGATATAGATTACCTCGCGACTAATTTTTTGGAAGATTTGTTAGACGTAATACAGGAAGTAGATGAATTGCAAAAAGCAGATGCACAGCTATCTGAACAAGGATTGAAGGGTACAGCCGTTGGGTACGATAGCCAAACTCAAATATCTAGTTTTATAACAGATTCAGAAGTAAAACTGATAAGACAGGTAGAAGACAAGCTAGAAATAAAAGTATCAAAAGATGGTAGCTACGATATCCGTATAGATCAAGAAGGTAAAGTAAACGCTGTAAGTGTGAATGGAGGAACGTCGTCAATTATCAATATTAAGCAAGGTAGTTAAAATATTGGTTTATTTAGGTTAAACTAAACACATGGGCATACAAACAAACATAATACTAGGTGGTTTATTGATAGCAAGTTTGGGTGCGAGTGCCTTATATATAAACTTACAGAAGTCGAAGATTGAAAAACTACAAGTTGAATTGAATGTTGCTATACAGAATCAAAAAGTCCTGGAGAATACTGTAGCTGAACAAAACGAAAACATGAAACAGCAACTAGAGAATCAAAAACAAAATCAAGAAAAGATTAGAGAACTTACAGAAACAAGCAATAAAGCAAATGAAGAAGTCAAAAAACTTAGAAATACCTTTGCAAGACATGACTTAAACAATCTTGCTATTGCGAAACCTGGATTGATGGAAGGAATAGTCAACCGAGGTACAAAAAAAGTAAACTCTGAACTTATAGAACTTACTAATCCAGGACAATTTGATGAAGAAGTTATTATTAATTAGCATTTTATTTTTATCTGGTTGTTCAACTTACGGCAACTTATTTGATAAAGTTCCAGAAACAAAACAAGTAGAGATACTTACTGTCCAAGAACCAGCACCTATATATCATCCTCCACTACCTGAAGTTTTGAGTCCATCAGAAATAAAATGGAAGGTACTCAATCCAGAAACGATGAGAACTTACATTGAAGATTACGACAAAGGTGACGCACCTGCTGTAGCATATTACAGTTTAACTTCCCAGGGGTATGAAAATTTATCAAACAACATTGCTGATATAAAAAGATATATTAGGCAATCACTTACTATAATTGAATACTATAGAGACAACGACCCAACTAAAAATAAGGAAAATGATAATGAGTAAATCTCCAGACGCTTTTGTATACAGAGCAACGCTAGATCGCGTTGTAGATGGCGATACATTTGATTGCATACTAGACCTAGGGTTTGATGTAAAACTACATAAACAGCGCGTTAGACTGCATGGGATCGACACTCCTGAATCCAGAACTAGAGATTTAGCTGAAAAGAAACTAGGATTAGCAGCAAAAGAGCGATTAAAAGAACTTTGTAAAGGTTCTTTCAAGATTAGATCGCTCGGCAAAGGCAAGTACGGCCGCATACTCGGTATTCCTTATACAGAAGATGGTGAAGATATTTGCCAAATGTTGATAAAAGAAGGACATGCAGTAGAATATCACGGTGGTAAGAAAGTAAAAGTATGGGGAGATTACTGATGAATATTT